ACTGGAGGCAGAGATCGTTGCTTGGGGGAAAGAAGAAGAGTCTTGGTCTATTGCCTACAAAACGATTTATGGCGACCCGTCTGGGCCTATTGTCTGGCGAGAGTTGGATGAATTCCTATATGGAGTCTATGAACATGAGTTTGGCGAGGAGATGGTTGTCAGGGCTACTTGCATTGACTCTGGTGGTCATCACACCCAAGCTGTCTACAAGTATGTCTCGACTCGGGAAGCAAAGCGTGTTTTTGCAATCAAAGGTGTAGGTGGCGAGGGAAGACCGATGGTTGGCAAGCCTTCTAAGAACAACATTGGCAAGATCAAGTTGTTCCCTGTCGGCGTTGATACTGTGAAGGCTGAGTTGTTCTCACGGTTCAAGATTACTGAGCCTGGGCCTGGATACTGTCACTTCCCTGAAGGCCGTGACCCCGAGTATTACAAGCAACTTACTGCTGAGAAGATAAAGATTAAGTATCACAAAGGCTTTGCTCGTCGTGAGTTTGTGAAGATCAGGACTCGAAACGAGGCGCTTGACGTTCGTGTGTACGCAAAGGCTGCTTTGGCGCTGTTGAACGTCAATCTGAACAGCTTGGCAATGAAAATGACCCACCGAAAAGAGGCGCAAGAGGTGTTCAAAGAGCAAAAGCCAATACAGCGTCCCAAAAATATGGGTAGCTTTGTGAACAGATGGCGTTAAAATCAGTAAAATTCATGAAACTATGGGGTGGCTATGGCTAACCTTTTCGATGTTACGCAAGCTCCAACGACTGAACCTGAAACCGTCAGTCCCGGTGACTTTCTCCAATGGAAGCGCACTGATATTGGCGGCGATTACCCAAACACTGCTTATACGGCTAGTTATGTGGCTCGTATTACTGGTGGTGGCAACACTGAGATTGCCGTAACTGGCACTGCAAGCGGCTCAGACTATCTGTTCACTGTTTCAAGTGCTACATCTGCTGACTTTGTTGTTGGCTTGTACCACTGGCAACTTGAGATTGTCCGCAACTCTGACAGCAACCGCATCATTGTTGACCGTGGGTATTTCACTTGCGTTGCTGACCTCGATGTCAACGGCGCTGACCCTCGCACTCATGCTGAGATCATGCTTGGCAAGATTGAGTCAATCCTGTCTGGTAAGGCTGATTCTGACGTTGCGAGTTACACCATCAATGGTCGCAGTTTGAACAAGATGTCTTTCAAGGACTTGCTTGATGCTCGGGACTACTACAAGCGTGAGTTCCAAAAGGAAGTCATTGCTGAACGAATCCGTAAGAAGCAAGGCACTGGCGCAACAGTTCAAGTGCGGTTTGGGAGTTAATAAATGGGTATCTTAGATATTTTCTCTCGCAAGAAACCGCTGAAGAAGCGAGCATATGCTGGCGCAAATCAGGGTCGATTGTTCTCTGACTTTGTTGCCTCTTCCCGGTCTGCCGATGAGGAAATCAAAGGCGCTCTCAAAGTCCTTCGTAATCGTTGCCGTGACCTGACTCGCAACAATGCTTACGCTCGGCGCTTCATCAGTCTTGCCAAAGCAAACACTGTTGGTGATCGTGGCGTTACCCTTCAGGTCAAGGCTCGTAACGACAACGGCGCAATGGACAATCTTGGCAACGACCAGATTGAGATTGCTTGGAAGCGTTGGGGCCGAATGGGTCAATGCTCTGTCGATGGAAAAATCTCATGGGTTGACGCACAGCGACTGTTCATTGAGAACTTGGTTCGTGATGGCGAGGTCTTGGTTCGCTTGGTGAAGTATCCAAACGACTTTGGCTTTGCGCTTGAGTTCATTGAATCTGACCTCTTGGATGAGGAATACAACGTCACCCTGCCAAACGGTAATCGTATCCGTATGGGTGTTGAGTTGGACTCGTTTAACCGTCCGATTGCTTACCACTTGTTTACGGCTCACCCCGGCGACAACTCGACCATGTGGATGGGCAAGTCGTATAACCGCATCCCTGCTGACAAGATGATTCACGCATTCTTGCCAGAACGAGCCATGCAGACCCGTGGTGCGCCTTGGATGTCTCCTGTCATTGCTGACCTCAAGATGCTTAACGGCTATCGTGAGGCTGAGTTGGTTGCTGCCCGTGTTGGCGCATCCAAGATGGGTTTCTTCACCTCTCCAACTGGTGATGGCTTTACTCCTGATGACACTGACAATAAAGTGCCAATCATGGAAGCCGAACCCGGTACTTTCCACCAGTTGCCTGACGGTGTTCAGTTCCAGCAGTTTGACCCGACTCACCCGACTACTGCCTTTGCTGACTTCGAGAAGGCCATCTTGCGTGGTATCGCTTCGGGTCTCGGCGTGTCTTACACCTCTCTGGCAAACGACCTTGAGGGCGTGAGTTACTCGTCTATCCGTCAAGGCGCATTGGAAGACCGTGACCAGTGGAAGATCATTCAAGACTTCCTGATTCAGCACTTTGTTGAGCCTGTTTACCGTGCTTTCTTGCTGGCAATCATGCAGAACTCAGTGATTAACATCCCTGAAAGCCGCTTTGACAAGTTCGCAGAAGCAACAGTGTTCCGTGCCCGTGGCTTCCAGTGGGTTGACCCTCTGAAGGAAATGAACGCTGCTGTGGTTGGTCTGCAAAACGGTCTTCTGTCTATGCAAGACATCGCCAATCAGCAAGGTCGTGACGTTGAGGAAATCTTTGACCAGATTCAGGCAGAGAAGGAAATGGCAGAGCGTTACGGTCTGTCGATGGCTTTCCAGCCATTTGGTAACAAAGCTCCAATCCCTGCTGATATTGCTTCAGATGAGCAAGGTGTTGCATAATATAGTTAAAGAAAGGTCGGAAAAATGGAAAACACCATTACCGTTACTGAGGAAAGCGTTATTGAGGAAGTGATTTCTGAGGAAGTCGTTTCTGAAGTCGTTATTCCTGAAGAAGTTGTTGCAGAACGCCGTGAGGCTCAACGCCTGACACGCTCTGACGCAATGGAAGCTGTGGTTGAAGATGATCGCCGTGTTCGCATGGCTATTTCGTCTGAGACACCTGTGGAGCGTTCTTATGGCTCCGAGGTGCTTGACCACTCTGAACAGTCTATTGACCTGAGTTTCTTGAACTCTGGTCGTGCGCCCCTGCTGTTGGATCACGATCCTGAAAAGCAGATTGGGGTGATTGAATCCGTGTCCCTCGATGGCTCGGCTCGCAAGTTGCGAGCGACAGTGCGTTTCGGTAAGAGCGCATTGGCTTCAGAGGTGTACGGTGATGTTGCTGACAACATCCGTGGCAATGTCTCGATTGGCTACTCCATCGGCAAGATGCAGAAGGACAAAGACGGTCGGACATATCGCGCTGTTGCTTGGCGACCGATGGAGGCAAGTATCGTTTCTATCCCTGCGGATGTCACCGTGGGTGTGGGCCGAAATCTTGATGAAATCATCTCTGAAGCTGTGGTTGAAGAGCCGCAAATTACCGAAACCGTGACTGAGGAAATCCGCGCTGTGGAACCCGAGGTCGCAACTCCAAAGGAAACCAAAATGGAAAACTCTGTGAATGTGGCTGTTGACAGCCGCGCTTATGACGCCCCCGTGCAAGAAGTTGGCATGAGCAAGACTGAAGTTAAACGCTTCAGCCTGATGCGCGCTGTCAATGCCTTGGCAAACCCTACTGACCGTGCCGCACAACGTGCTGCTGCCTTTGAATTCGAGTGCTCTGAAGCCGCCCAACGCGCCTTCGGTCAATCGGCTCAAGGTATCTTGGTTCCTGCTGACGTGCTGCGTCAATGGGACAAGCGTGACCTGAACAGCTCTGATGACGCTGGTCTGGTTGGTCAGAACTTCCGTCCTGACGCATTCGTTGATGTCCTGCGTAACGCCTCTAGCGTGATGCAAGCTGGCGCAACCATGCTGACTGGTCTGTCTGGCAACGTGAAGATTCCTAAGAAGTCTTCTGCTTCTGCTGGTGGCTGGTTCGCTGAAGGCTCTGCTGCTGCTGAGAGCGAGATGGGTATCACTTCCATCACTATGGCTCCCAAGACTGTTGGCGCTTTCACTGATGTGACCCGTCAGTTGATGATGCAAGGTTCGCCTGATGTGGAAAGCCTGATCCGCAACGACTTGGCTCAAGCTCTGGCTTTGGCGATTGACCTGGGTGCTTTGGCTGGTACTGGCTCTAACGGTCAGCCTACTGGTATCCGTGCCACTTCTGGCATCAACACCAAGGACTTCGCTGCCACAAACCCAACTTTCGCTGAGATCGTTGGCATGGAGACTGAAGTTGCTACCGACAACGCTCTGTTGGGCAACTTGGCCTACATCATCAACGCTTCGATGGCTGGTGCTCTGAAGACCACTGTCAAAGACAGCGGCTCTGGTCAGTTCGTGCTGCAAGACGGTCAGATCAACGGCTACCGCGCCATTGTGTCGAACCAAGTTGCTGCTGGTGATGCTTACTTCGGTAACTTCTCCGACTTGCTGATCGGTATGTGGGGTGGTTTGGACATCTTGGTTGACCCATACACTGCTTCGACTACTGGCACTGTCCGTATCGTTGCAATGCAATCGGTCGATGTGGCTGTTCGTAACGCCGTGTCGTTCTGCTTGGGTGACGCAGACATCGCCTAATGCTGAAATCCTCTGATTGGGGAGCCTCCGAGAGAAATCTCGGGGGTGTTCCGATGAAAGTTGAATTTGTGCGTAACACCATGACTAGCGCGGGTAATACTCGTGCTGGTCAGGTTGTTGAGTTGCCAGAGCAGGAAGCCAAGCTCATGATTAAAGCAGGTCGTTGTGCCGCTTATCAAGAGAAGGTTCTGGTTAACACATCAGTTGGCTTGCAAGTATCTGAGGCTCCGCTTATCAAGCGTGGGCGACCTAAAAAGGTGCAGTAATGGCTGTTGAATCTGCTGCTGATCGTTTGGCAATGCTGGCTGACTTCGGTCAGAGCATTACATACACTGTTCAAGGTGGTTCTGCCGCTACGATCACTGGCATTTTCGACAACGATTATGCTGAAGTTGATGCTGGTGGCATGGTTGGTTTTGCCATGCAACAGCCTCGACTGATGGTTAGAACATCTGACGTTGCGTCTGCGACTGAGGGTGACACCTTCGTTGTTTCTGGTGTTACTTACTTGAGCCGTGTGGTTCAGGATGACGGTACAGGAATGACATTTATTGTCTTGGAGAAGCAATGAGCCACCTGAGACAACTGATTCGATCAAACATTGTCACTGCGGTGACTGGTTTGACTACGACAGGCAATCGTGTTTACCAGACTCGGATTTACCCTCTGGAGCAGTCCAAGCTGCCAGGGTTGTGTGTATACACACGGGCCGAGACTACTGAGTACGCAACCATTAGCCCACCTCGTAGACAAGAGAGAACATTGGAAGTTATTGTTGAGGCATACGCATCTGCCGTATCTAACCTTGACAACACATTGGACACAATTGCTGTACAGGTAGAGGAAGCACTAGCTGCTGACCTTACCCGTGGCGGCTATGCAAAAGACACCAAGGTAATTGCTTTTGAAGCAGACTTTGACGGAAGCGGGGAGCAACCAGTTGGTGTTGGACGTTTAACGGTTCAGGTAATCTACACGAACCGTGAAAACGAGGTTGAATCCGCTGCATGAAAAAATCTATAACTCCTGAGCAAAAAGCAAAAAAACTTGCTGCTCAAAAAAGATATAGAGAAAAGAACAAAGAAGTTCTTAAGGAAAAGTCTATCAAGTGGGCTAAAGACAATCCCGAGAAAGTCAAAGAAATACACAAAAGATACGCTGAGTCCAATAAAGATAAGCTCATACAGCGATGGAAAGATGACTGGATTGACAGGAAGTCTCGCAGAACACAAGATCAGATTGCTGCTGCTGAAATGCGAAGACAAAAATGGAAGTCCGAAAATCCTGACAAAGTTAAGGAGTCTTCAAGGATTTGGGCAAAAAACAATCCTGACAAAAGATCAATTTGGCCTAGTGAAAAGCGAAATGCTGTAACAGCAAAGCGCAGGGCAAAAAAACTTTCTGCGACACCATCATGGTTTCAGGAACTAGATGATTTTGTACTAAAAGAGGCGTATCTTCTGGCAAAATTAAGAGAGAAAACAACTGGTATGAAATGGCACGTTGACCATATAATACCGTTGCAAGGCAAGGATGTTTGCGGGCTTCATTGCTGGAATAACGTGCAGGTAATTCCCGCTGCAATCAACCTTTCCAAAGGTAATTCTTTTCAAGGAGTTTAGTTATGTCTGTTCATACAGGTTCTGAGGGCACGGTTCATGTTGGTACGACTGCTGTTGCTGAGATTCGCTCGTACTCTATTTCAGAAACCGCAGATACTCTTGAGACAACAAGCATGGGCGATACATCGCGCACATACTTGCCATCTTTGAAGTCGTTTAGCGGCTCCGTGGATGTTTTCTGGGACGAGACTGACACCACTGGTCAAGGCGCTTTGACTGTTGGCTCTGAAGTCACTATCAAGTTCTACCCAGAAGGTGCTGCTACTGGCGACACGTTCTATTCGGGTTCGGCTATCGTGACTGGCAAGACAATCAACGGTTCCTTTGATGGCATGGTTGAGGCTTCGATCACTGTCCAAGGCACTGGTGCTTTGTCAACTAGCACTGCAAGCTAATGAGAGCTATTGATCGAGCAAAAGATCATTTCAACTCCCTCCAGATCAAGCGCATTGAAGTGCCTGAGTGGGGGGACGAGAAAGGCCCATTCGTCATCTATTCAAAGCCGTTTACTTTGAGAGATCAGGGTAAGTTGCAGATGGCGACTAGGAACAGCAACGAGAGCGAGATGCTTGCTGAGTTGTTGGTCATGAAGGCTTTGGACGAGAAGGGTGACAGTATGTTCACCATTGAAGACAAAGTTTCTTTGAAGACCCAAGTTGATGCTGGTGTCTTGGCTCGGATTGCATCGCAAATCATGATGGTGAATCCATCGGAGTTGGAAAAAAACTCCTAAACTCTAACGAGAGACAGTTCAAGTTTTTCCTTGCCGAAAAATTAGGAAAGACAGTATCAGAGCTTGAACAGGAAATGTCTCTTGAGGAGTTCATAGAGTGGCAAATCTGGACTAAGTTGCAGCACGAGAGGTCTAAGAATGGCAAATGAGAAAATAAGATTTGATCTAACTGCCAGTGACCAAACTGCTGCGGCTTTCAATGCGATTCTTGGTCGGCTGGATTCAGTCGATAAGTCTGCTCAGAAAACAAGTGTTAGTGCGGCCAATGTTGGTCGTGCTTTCACTACTGCGTTTGCTGGCATTTCCATTGGTGGTCTTGCTGTTCAGTTCAAGCAACTGACAGACGAGTTCACAAGCGTTACCGCACGGCTGAGTAACGTCACAAGCGGCACTGCAAACTTCATCAGTGTTCAGCAGCAATTGTTTGACATCTCGCAAGAGAATAGGACAGCGTTTTCACAAACGACTGACTTGTATTCTTCACTTGCTCGTGCGACCAAGGATCTGGCTGTACCCCAAGAAACTCTGATTACTCTTACTGAAGGCATCGGTAAGGCATTGGTTGTTTCTGGTGCTTCTGGTCAGTCTGCTTCTGCTGCGCTGATTCAGTTGGCACAAGGTTTTTCTGCTGGTGCTTTGCGTGGTCAGGAATTTGTTTCTGTCCAAGAGCAAGCCCCTGAGATTCTGAGGGCTGTGGCTTCTGGATTAGGTGTGACTACTGGTCAACTCAAGAAGCTAGCTGAAGAAGGCAAGCTGACAACAGAAGTCTTTATTGATGGTTTCTTAAAAGGTCTTCCAAAGGTTGAGGCCCAATTTAAGAACATGCCTGTGACCATTGGTCAGGCATTGACCCAGGTTAACAACTCGATCTTGCTGACTGTTGGCTCCATTGACAAGATGACTGGTACGTCATCTGCGATCGCAACTTGGATTACTTCTTTCAGCAAGGGAATTGACCAACTTGTTCCAAGCATCAATAAGCTGAAGGCAACTTCGGAGGTGGCTGATGCTGCCTCTGAGGTATTGAAACTTGACTCTGCATTGAAGCAGCTTCAGTCTCGACCAAAGAACGCCCAGATGTTCTTGGGAATTGATGTTGATAAGCAAATCAAAGACACAGAAGACAAGCTAAATCAAGCCAAAGACAGATTCAATGCTATCTTGCAGAATCAGCAGTTCGATCAAGTTCGCACTGGTTCACGCAGATTCTTTGAGCCTGAACCAACTCCAACACCTACAAAAACTAAAGAGCAAGAAGCTGCCGAAAAGAAGATTGCAGATTTTCTTCGTGAGCAAAAAGATGCCTTTACAAAGCTCAGTCAAGGCGAGCGTGAGTTGACTTTGAATCAAGCCAAGAGAATTGGTTTGAGTGGTAAGGCTTTGCAAGACTACATGGCGACATACGACCGTATGGTTGCCATCAAGAAACAAGATCAAGAGATTGATGCTATTTCTGCTGAGTTTGAAGCTATCCGTAAGGACAATGCAAAAGACCGACTCAAGGCAGAACAAGAGGCACTCAAGCTCAACGAACGACAAGTTGAGGCTGGCGACAAGGCTCTAAACTACCTTGAGAAGTACCGTGAGGACATGGACATCATCCTGGAGCAAATCCAGTTGAAGAATGATGGCGTGTTCCGTACTGCTGAAGAGCAACTGATTGAGAATTCTCGTCTTCAGTTGACAAAGAAGTACAACGAGGAAATCGTCAAGATCAAGAACTTGGATAACCTGACTGAGCAAGGCAAGATCAATGCTATTGCTGCTGCAAACTTCAAATATGAAGAGCAGTTAGGTCTGGTCAAAGAGTTGGCTGTTGAGCGCATCAAAGACCGTGAGAACATGATGAAGGGTGCAACTCTCGGGGTGCAGACTTACTTTGATGAGATCACCAACTTTGCCAAGTTCACTGAAGACGCTACAACCAGTGCTTTGCGTGGCATGGAAGACTCGCTTGTTCGCTTTGTGCAGACAGGCAAGTTGAGCTTCAAGGACATGGCAAACTCAATCATTGCTGACTTGATCCGCATCCAGTTGCGTCAAAGCATCATGGGGCCGTTGTCTTCTTTGATTCCTAATCTTTTGAACACTAGCGCACCACAACTCCCAGGCGTTGTCATGGGTGCGCCAAGTTACGAGAATGGTGGCTACACTGGTGATGGCGCACGTTCTGGCGGCATGGATGGCAAGGGTGGTTTCATGGCTATGCTGCATCCAAACGAGACTGTGATTGACCACACAAAGGGCCAAGGCGGTGGCGTGACTATCGTGCAGAATATCAACGTGTCAACAGGTGTTCAGCAGACGGTTCGTGCTGAGATCATGACCTTGATGCCTCAGATTGCTGGTGCTGCCAAGGCTGCTGTTGCAGATGCAAAAATGCGTGGTGGCGGTTATGCTGCTGCAATGAGGTAAGAAGATGAGTATTTCGTACCCGGTAACTTTTCCTTCCATTGGCATACGGTCAATGACGATTCGTGCTCGCTCCGTGGTGGGTGTTGCTCAGTCTCCATTTACCTTGTCTCAACAGGTCTACAAGCATCAAGGACAGGCATGGGAGGCTGAAGTTTCTTTGCCTCCTATGAAGCGTGATGAGGCTGAACAAGTCGCATCTTTCCTGTTAAAGATGAATGGTCAATATGGTACGTTTCTACTTGGCGATCCGGCTAACACTGCACCTCGCGGTGTTGGGACTGGCACAGCTCTTGTTAATGGTGGCTCACAAACTGGAGATTCGCTGATTACTGATGGCTGGACAACAAGCACGACAGGCATCTTGAAGGCTGGTGATTGGATTCAGTTGGGTTCAGGCTCTGCGACTCGTCTTCACAAAGTCTTGGATGACGTTAACTCTGACTCCGTTGGTAACGCTACTTTGACACTCTGGCCTAGTCTGCGGTCTAGCCCTGCTGACAATGCTCAGATCACCGTTACATCTCCAAAGGGTCAGTGGCGCTTGGCATCGAACGAAATCCAATATTCGATTGATGAGGCGAGTGTTTACGGCATCACGTTTGCTTGTGTGGAGGCGTTATGAGCCGTGACATCTCTGCTGGCGTACAAAGTGCCATCTCTGCAACAGAAGTCCAGCCAATCATTCTGTTTGAAGGCTCGTTTGCTTCGGGTTCAGTTTATGTCTGGTCTGGCTATGGCGATCTAACCTGGAACTCAAACACCTACTCTGGTGTTGGTACGCTTGGTGCTATCTCCAACGTATCTGAAGGCTCTGAGATCAGCGCAAGAGGCATCACGGTCAGTATGTCTGGCATCCCTTCAGACTTGATTTCTCTTGTCTTGGGTGATGTACGTCAGGGTGCTGTTGGCAAAGTCCACATGGGGTTTCTAAACTCCTCTGGCGCTGTGATTGACGATCCAATCTTGATGTTTGAGGGCAAACTTGACGTTCCTTCAATCCAAGAGGGTGCTGACACTTCGACAATTACCTTGTCTTACGAGTCACGCTTGATTGATCTGCAACGGGCAAGAGAGAGCCGCTACACCAATGAGGATCAGCAAAGGGCTTTTGCCGGCGACTTGGGTTGTGAGTTTATTGCTTCCTTGCAGGAAAAGCAGATCACATGGGGCAAGGCTAATCCTCAACCACCTTATATCCCGCCAGTTGAATATATTGAATCTCCTTTTGGACACTGATGCGTCAACAAAACTGGGAATATTGTCTAAATGAGTTTCTCAAGTCGGTTGGCCCGTTTGAGTGGGGAACAAACGATTGCTGTATGTTTGCCGTGAATGCTGTGGAGGCCATGACAGGGAAAGATCATGGCAAGCCTTACAGGGGCTACAAAACCGCTTTAGGGGCTGTCAGAAGGCTTGAAAAGTATGGTGGAGTAGAAGGCATAGCAACCATCGAATTAGGCGACCCAAAGCCTGTTAAACAAGCTAAACGTGGTGATGTTGTTTCTATCCAGAACGGTGAAAATATCATCCTTGGTATATGTGTTGGCGTTAAAATGGCGGCAGTATCTGAAGAAGGATTGACCCTTTTCAGCATGAGCGTTGCCAGAAACGCATGGAGTGTATAAATGGCAAAAGCCGTAAAAGCCGCGATTGTTGTAGGTTTGGTTGCTACTGGCATTGGTGCGTTAACAGGCGCTGTTGCTTCTGGCTCTTCTTTTAGTCTTTTTGGCACGACACTTGCAAAAGGCTCGTTGTCTGCATACTTCGCCACTCAGTTCACAACCTCTCTTGTCTTGGGTGCTATATCCCAAGCAATGAATAAGACTTCCTCTGGGGGAGTTAGCTCTGGTTCAACTGTTACTTCTCGTAGCGCACTTGCAGCTCATCAAGTCATCTATGGCCGCACTCGGGTTGGTGGCAACATTGTCTACATGGAAGGGACTGAGGGCAATAAGTACCTTCACGTTGTCGTAGCAATTGCTGGGCATGAGATTGATGCCATTGAGAAGTATTACCTCAACGATGAAGAAGTCACTATTGATGGCAGTGGCAACGTAACTGCTGGCTCTTACGCTAACAGGGTCAGAATCCAGTCAAAGCTTGGAACTGATGACCAGACAGCGTTTAGCGACCTTGTTTCTGCGTCTGATTCCTTGTGGACATCAAATCACCGTCTGCGTGGTCGTGCTGTTGTCTACATTCGCCTTGAATACGATCAAGATAAGTTCCCAAGCGGGATGCCTAACTTCTCGTTCCAAGTTCGTGGGAAAAAGGTTTATGACCCACGTTCCGAGACAACAGTTTGGTCTGCAAACCCTGCATTGTGTATTGCTGACTACCTAACAAGCACTCGTTATGGTCTTGGCTGTGTTTACGCAGACGAGATTGATGAAGCTGCTTTGATTGCGGCTGCAAACGTCTGTGATGAAGACGTAACGCTTGATGCTGGTGGCACTGAGAACAAGTATGAGCTTCATGGCTCTATCCTGACCTCTGGAACACCTGAAGACATCATCAATCAGATGTTGACCTCGATGGCTGGCAAGGCTATCTGGACAAGCGGCAAGTGGAGAATCTTGGCTGGTGCTTACTACACGCCAACTCTGACTTTCGATGAAGATGATCTTCGTTCAGGGTTTACGGTTCAGTCATTGGTCAGCCGCCGTGAGAACTTCAACTGTATTAAGGGTGTGTTTGTCTCTGCCCAAGACAAATATATGTCGGTGGACTTTCCTCCATTGATCTCTGATGCGTTTATTGCACTTGACAACGGTGAGGCTGTTTACAAGAACATTGTTCTACCATTCACCACTTCGGTGACGATGGCTCAACGTCTTTCCAAGATTGAACTGCTGAAGGCTCGTCAGCAGATCACTCTGACACTTCCTCTGAAGTTGCAGGGGTTGAAGGCTAACGTGGGTGACATTGTTTATGTGAACAACACTCGCATGGGCTGGTCTTCAAAGCCTTTTGAGGTTGTGGCAATGTCGATGTCTCTTGATGAGGCTCCAGGCGTTGATGTTGACCTTCGTGAGATCAGCACGGATGTGTTTGACTGGTCTACTTCTGAAGAACAGGCTTACGATCCTGCGCCAAATACAAACTTGCCTGATGCTTTCCAAGTTGGCCCTGTCACTGACTTGAGCATTACTGCGACCAACGTGTTGTCTCCTGATGGAACAACTCAATCAGGTTTGTTGGTGACATGGACTCCACCTGTCAACTCGTTTGTCAACCAGTATGAGGTTCAGTACATCCGTGGTGCGTCTAATTTCGACTACGGAACGATCACAGCTTCGTCAACTGAGACTAATGATTACGGTCTGATTACTGGCACTCCAGTTTCGTTTGCTGACTACGGTGCTGTTTCTGACCCCACAACTTCTGGCGAGTCAAACTACAACTCAATCTTTGTCACAACTCCTTACTATGTTGTTGTTCCTGCGATTGCCGGTGTTGAGTACGCAGTAAGAGTTCGTTCTGTTAACACGCTTGGTGTTCGTTCTACATTTGTGACTTCTAACGAGATCACTTATGGGGATCAGACCGCACCTAACGCTCCGTCTAGTGTTGTGGCCCTTGGTGGTTACAGACAGATACAAGTTACATGGGTAAACCCGACAGTCTCTGACTTTGACTTTGTTGAGGTTTACCGCAACACGACAAACAACAGTGGCACTGCGACCAAGGTTGCTGTAATAAAGGGTTCGACATATGTTGACTCTCCTTTGGCGATTAACGTCACTCGTTACTACTGGTTGAAGTCTGTTGACCGTACTGGCAACAAGTCTGACTTCACAAGTGCTGTTTCTGCTACGACAGAGTTCATTGATTCAGATTCATTTTCTGAAGAGGTGATGAATCTTTTTGCTGAGTCTGGTGCTTACGGAATTGAACCTGTTGCAACGCTTCCTGAGATTGGTGACTTTGACGGTCAGATCAAGTTCAACACCACGTTGAACAAACTGTATCGTTGGGATGCAACAAACTCTGAGTGGACTGATGACATCTTCAGTATTGAGGCTGGCACAGTTGATGTTGCTTCTTTCGCTGCTGGTATTGAGCCAATCAGCATTGTTAACGAGCTTCCTGTTGTGTCTGGTTATACAGGGCCAAAACTTGTATTCCTGACAACTGATAACACGCTCTATCGTTACATAGGTTCCGCTTGGACATCTGCTATCAATGCAAGTGACATTGAAGGCACTCTTCCGGCATCTGCTTTCAATCAATCATTGCGTCCTGTTGAGGTTTTAGAGGCTTTGCCTTCTTCTGAAAACTTCCAAGGGCGCACAGTCATGCTGACAACAGATAACAAGCTCTACCGATATACAGGTACTGCTTGGACTGCTGCCGTTCCTTCTACTGATATTAGTGGGACTCTTTCTGCTGCTCAGATTGCTTCTGTGACGGCTGCTCAAATCACTGGTCAACTCAGTGACACGCAGATTGCTTCTGTGACGGCTGCTCAAATCACAGGCACGATCACTGAGACTCAGATAACTGATGGTGCTATCTCTACTGGAAAACTGGCCGCTGGTAGCGTATCAACAGCAAAACTTGCTGCTGGCTCAGTTACTGCTGAAACGATTGCGTCAAGCGCCATAACAAGCGAAAAGATTGAGGCTGGCGCTATTGTTGCCGCAAAGATCGCTGCTGGTGCTATTGATACTGAAAAACTCGCAGCATCTGCAATAACTGCTGAAAAGATTGCCGCTAATGCGATCACGGCTGATTCGATTGCTGCTGACTCAATAACCTCTGCCAAGATTGCCACTGGCGCTATCACTGCCACAAAGGTTGAAGCTGGTGCTATCGGCGCTGACCAGATCGCGGCTAACGCTATCACAACAGGCAAGATTTCTGCTGGTGCTGTTTCTGCTGACCAGATTGCCGCCAATGCGATTGTTGCCGGGAAGATTGCTGCTGACGCAATTACCTCAGAAAAAATCTTGGCTGGTGCTATTCAGACCGAAAAGATCGCTGCTAACTCAATTACGGGTGGTTTGATTGCCGCTTCTGGTGTGATTACCTCTGCGGCTCAAATCGATGATGGTGTCATCACGAACGCCAAGATTGCCAACGCTGCGATCACTACGGCAAAGATTGAAGACTTACAGGTTGTAACAGCAAAAATTGGCAACAATTCTGTCACTACTGCGGCGTATGCTTCATATAACGGGTTTAGTAGATTTTGGTCTGGGGCTGTTGGTGCTCAGACAGATACATTCTCAAGCATTAACTTTACAGCAGACGCTGGAGACATTGTGCTTCTTGAAGCAACTTTTGATGCAAGAATTAACACTCTCGCAGACTATTTATGGGATGATTTCACCTATATGTCAGGGTTTCAGGCACGGCTTGTATTTAACAATTCAATTTTGGTCAACACCAAATCAATAAGTGTTGGTGACTTTAACAACTTCATTACTCCAGAAGATTTTGAAGGATATGCGACTTCTAAAGTTCTTAGGGCAACAGCAACTATTGAAACAACAGGAAGTCAAGCATTATCTCTAGTTGGCTATGTATCCGGTTTAGGTGGCGCATTTTCAAAAGGATCATATGCTCTTAATGGAATTGTCCTTAGTGCTTTTATTAGGAGAAAGTAATGTCTTTTAAAATTTACGCACGACTAAGTAATTCTGTTTTGCAGCAAGGATATGCTCTTGATGAACTTTCATTTGAAGCGACAAAAGCAAATTATCCTGATGATGTTTTCATAGAAACAAATGAGTTTTGTGCTCCTGACACACATTACTACCAAGATGGCTCAATTATTCAAATACCTAAACGACCATCGACTACTTCTTTTTGGAATTCCTCAACTTTCACTTGGGTTGAGAATACTCAACTGAAAGAGGATGAAGTTAAAGGCTCTAGGAATATATTTTTGGCTAGCTCTGACTGGACGCAAATTCCCAATGGGCCATTGACTGAGCAACAACAACAAGCATGGGCAACGTATCGCCAAGCCTTGAGAGACATAACGACTCAAGAAGGCTACCCATTTAACGTAATTTGGCCCACAAAACCACAGTGAAATGCGATAATTCGCAAGAGGTAAAAACATGACTACTGCTGTCCAACATCGCCGTGGCACTACTGCTGAACACGCTTCTTTCACTGGTCTTGAGGGTGAAGTCACCATCGACACCACAAAAGACACTGCTGTCATCCATGATGGCACTCTAGCGGGTGGTTATCCTCTTGCAAAAGAGAACTTGGCTAACGTCACCACAAGTGGTCTTTCGTCAATTGATGGGGCTTCTACTGCGTCTGACGATAAGTTCTTCATCTATGACCAAAGCGCAACGAGCCTGAAGACGATCACCAGGGCGGAGTTAAACAATGCTATTGAGCAAGACACTCTGGCAAACGTGGCTATTACTGGTGGCACGATCAACGGCACAACGATTGGCGGGACTACTGCGGCTGCTGTATCTGCGACAACCCTGACCACATCATCTACCGTCACTCATAACGGCGGCACAGCCAACGGCGTGGCTTATCTTGACGGCTCCAAAGTCCTGACCACGGGGAGTGCGCTGACGTTTGATGGAACGAACTTGGGTGTTGGCGCATCGCCTACATTCTTTGGTGGTCAGGTTGCTACTGCGGGTTCTATCGCTATTACGGGCGGCAGTCTGCTGAAACTCTGGAATACAGGCGGCACTGGTGTTGGTAGCATTTCTTCTCCCGGCACAGACACATTGGCTTTTGGAATTGGCAGTTCATTTTCCGAACAAATGCGCCTGACCGACACGGGTCTGGGTATTGGGACGAGTTCGCCGGGGCAGAAATTGACCGTTGCCGGAACGCAGCGTATTCAAAAAGAAGGGGCCGGGTACGAGGCGGGGATGCTGTCGTTTAGCACTCTGTCTGAAACTGGCGCAATTTATCGTTTTGGGATGGCAAGTGGAGGTTCTTTTGTTATTGGTCGCTCGGATACAAGCGCAACCAATTTGACCCTCGACTCCTCCGGCAATCTGGGCTTGGGGGTTACTCCGAGTGCTTGGGGGAGTAACTTCAAAGCCATCGAAGTCTCAAACGGCGGCGGCCATGTTTATGGCGTGGCTGGAAATGGAACCACCGGCATAGGGTTCAATTTTTACAACAACAATACCAACGAAATTTACAAGTTCAGCACTTACGCCGCAAAGTTTCAAGTAAACAACACGGGCCAGTTTGCTTGGTTCACCGCCCCCTCCGGCACAGCAGGTAACGCTATTAGCTTTACTCAGGCGGCTACATTGACTGCCAATGGAAATCATCTTATTGGAACTACCTCTGAAAATAGCGGTTCTGGAGGATTAAAAGTAGCAGGTCAATTTGCTTTAACAGCTTCTCAGGCATTTACATCAAGTGGAAGTATTAATGATACAGCTTACTACATAGTTTGCTACTCACTATCTGGCATTTGCACTTTAACCCTGCCAACACCCGCAAACAACACTGGTCGTCTTTTAAATATTGTTGTTCAAAGTTCGCAACAAGTTGTCTCTGCATCTAACAACGTGACCAAAATTACTGATGGCTCTCTTACTACATCAATCCTTCCGGCAACGGCAGGGAAATGGGCGCAGTTGTGGTGTGACGGGACATATTGGAACATCGTTGCAACAAACGTATGATTACCCAACAAGACGTAACAGACTGCTTTGAGTACCGTGACGGGTACTTGTATTGGAAAGGCATAAGCCATCCAAACAAACAGTACATGATAAACAAACCTGCTGGTTCAATCCACAAGACGGGCTATCGGCACATCACATGGCGTGGCAAGGCTCAAAAGGCTCACCGTTTAATCTTCATGCTGCACCACGGCTATCTGCCGCCAGAGGTTGACCACATCAATGGCGACCGTGCTGACAACCGCATTGAGAATCTGCGACCAGCTACACGCAGCGAAAACCAATGCAACCGCAACGCTTTGGCAAGCAACACATCCGGTTATCCCGGTGTGTCTTGGCATAAGGCCAGCAAAGCATGGCTTGTGCGTGTGATGAAAAACGGCAAGTCACACCTGATCGGCTATTTCAAAGACTTGGAGTTGGCTGGACTTGTCGCAACCGAAGCACGCTCTTTGTATCACGGCGCTTACGCCAAATCTTAACCCCCGAAAGGACTCATCATGACCACCACCTTTAAAATCTCTCAAATGGACCGCCTGACCGCTGATGGCTTTGTCGTCACCGTTCACTGGACCGCATCACAGACCGATGGCGACTACACTGCCTCAACCTACAGCACCGTCAGCTTCACAGAGCAACCCGGTCAAAGCCTCATCCCCTACGACCAACTGACAGAATCTCAAGTAATTGAGTGGGTCAAGGCATCGTTAGGCGAAGAAGGCGTAGCTGCAATTGACACTGCTTTGGCTGCAAACATTGCTGACCAGAAAGCCCCTAAAGTTGCTGCTGGTGTTCCTTGGGCTGCGGCATAATCTTGTTTTTTGAGGTTTGACATGGATAACCAACAGCTTTTCAACTTAGTAGTATCGGTTGCCGGGTTCTTGGCAATCTATGTCATCAACAATCTGACTCGCACGATTCAGAAGTTAGAAGACAAGGTAAACGACTTGCCGCACACATATGTGGCGAAAGACGATTACCGTTCAGACATTGCAGAGGTCAAGTCCATACTCAAGCAAATCTTTGACAAGCTCGACAATAAACAGGACAAAGCATGAAAGATTGGGCCGTTAGCTTTTTAGCAGCGGCCTGTCTTGTTTGCTTTATTGTCTTTTGCACTAGAGAAATAATCTTTTTAGTTCGTGGAGTTGTTTAATGGAACCAATCACCCTTGCTCTAACGGCAATGGCGGCTGTCCAAAAAACAGTTGCCATGATAAAAGAGGCATCATCTACTGTTGATGACGTTCGCAGTCTTGGGCCTTTGCTTGGCAGATACTTTGAGCAAAAGCACGAGGTTACTAAGGCACTCAACCAAGCTAAAAGTCAGGGCGGCTCCAACATGGGAAAAGCCGTCCAGATTGAACTTGATCTAAAGTCGCAGCGAGACTTTGAAGAACAAGTTAAAGGGCTGTTCTTCCCGAACAACATGGATGTCTGGAACTCCATCATGGTTCGCGTGGCCGAGATGGACAAGCAAGACAAGATCGACCAGCAGTTAGCCCGTGACAGAGCTTTGCGAGCTAAAAAAGCACAGGAAGAGCTGATTGAAATCCTGATCGTTGTCTTTGGTGTCATTCTGATTTTTGTCTTGGTAGGCATTGGCGCTTACCTGGTTATGATTGCGAAAGGTTAATCATGCTGTCTCTTATCTCTACCCTTGGTGGTTTGCTTATCTCTGGTCTACCAAAGCTCTTGGAGTACTTCCAGAACAAGGCTGACCAAAAGCATGAGCTTGAATTAGCCCGTGTCCAGACAGAGCGTGAACTTCAACTGGCCGCTGCTGGCTTTGCTGCTCAAGCGCGTGTTGAGGAAATCCGCACAGAGCAAGTTGCCATGCAGACCCAAGCGCAAATGGCCGAGGCCGAGGCTGAGATGGTGCAAGGCGCTCAAGAGCATGACAAGGCAGTGCTTGCAAAAGCATCTACATGGGTCGCCAACTACATTGGTACTGTTCGCCCTACGGTGACATACATCTTTGTTCTTGAGTTGGTGTGCATCAACATTTTCTTGTGTTTCTATCTGTACACAAACCCCGGTTTGATTACCAGCATGGATGATGTGCTGCGCTATGCCGACATTATCTTTAGCCCTGACGAGATGGCTATGCTGGGCGGAATCATCGGGTTCTGGTTTGGTTCACGCAACTGGAGTAAAAAGTGAAGCTGTCCAAAGCTGGCGCAGATTTAATGCACCGCTTTGAAGGGTGCAGAAACAAACCATACTTGTGCCCAGCCCACATCTGGACGATTGGCTACGGCCATGTGCTGTACCAAGATCAGATCAAACTGCCTATGGTTCGGGTGGAGGGCAAAGACATCCCCATGATTCGCAAAGAGATGCCGCTGGCAATTGAAGACTTCAGAATATGGAGCAAGGATGAGATCGAGGAACTATTCGCGGCTGATGTCGCAACTTTTGAACGTGGTGTTTTACGACTTGTTCCCGGCGTTATTGGCAAGCAAGGCGCTTTTGACGCTCTTGTCTCTATATCCTTTAACTTTGGGCTAGGGAACCTTCAGCGTAGCACCATACGCATGAAGGCCAACCGTGGCGATTGGGAAGGCGCTGCGGAGGCTTTCATGGCATGGACTAAGGGTGGTGGCAAGGTGTTGCCTGGACTTGTTAAACGCCGCCAAGCAGAACGTGCCTTATTTCTTCAAGAATGAGATCGGCGTATATACACACGCCTCTGAGCTACTAGACTCCACACTGACAACAGACTGCCCGTGAGGATTGTTCACCTGTTCAGGGTGATGAAACCATCGGCGGCAGTTGTTGCAGTGTGAGTCTGGTAACTCTGGATCACACCTACTGTAATCAAACGGCAGGGTTATCATCTTTGTACTCCAGTTCCAGCAGCAACTCTAGGTAGTGAATGGCCTTGCGGATGTCAGCAGCGCCATTTTTTTCCTTGTACCTAGTCACATACTTCACGACATTCCCGGCACAAAACCCTAGATTGTTTGCATGGATGTAGACAATTGGCTGGATGCCTTTGTCTTTGTAATGATTGCCCGAAATTTGCACATCAAGAGCAGACATTACGCTTCCTTAACAAACACGCCATCTTTGTTAAGATAGCCTTTGCGGTGTTCAATAACCTTGTAGGCGTTATAAAAGCACTGGCGAACGTCCAGGTCAGTCAAGACCCCTACGTTAACCAGTGTCACCATCACATCACCAATGGCATCAGCAATCTCTGCTTTGTCATCTTTGGCAATGGCAACCAACAGTTCACAGGCTTCTTCCACTGTTTTGCTGGCTTGGCCTAGTGCTGTTCCATTCTCATAGATGCCACGAGCAGCAGCCCACTGCATAACAGCAAACTCTGTGCTGCCAAACGATTGGGTTTCTTTCATCAGTCAGTGCCTCCGACTTCCATCACCTCTTGTTCGTTCTCTTGTTCTTTGAACTGAGCGACAAGTTTCTGGTGGAGGGGGAATGCGCCTGATTCTGTTGGCAGTTGGCCCAGAACACGCACGATAAAGGCGGCTTCATTAGCCTCAAGATTGAATGTCATGGTTTTCCTTAAATTGAAAGAGAGTAAGCACGGCGCTTCATTGGGTCGGCAAATGGCACATCGTCATCCATGTTTTCAAATCCACCAGGATTGCTTGGCTTTGGTGCTTGCTGACGCTGTTGAGGCTGTTGCGTGGCTTCACGCTTGCCGCCTTGCAAAGCGACCTCATTAACGCGAACGTCTGTGCTGATACGTTCTTGGCCGTTTTTGTCGGTGTACTTGCGCTGGCTGACGCTGCCTGTGATTGTCACTGCCTGACCTTTTACAAGGTACTGTGACAAGGACTCAGCACGTTTGCCAAACAACTGGCAGTTCCACCAGATTGCATCTTTGTCTTTACCTTGGCTGTCAGCAACAGAAAAGTTTGCTACTGGGTCGCCATTTGGGAGATGCCTTAGTTCTGCATCTTTTCCTAGTTGTCCAGCTACTGTTATCGAGTTCATTTATTTACCTCATGTGTTGTTGTGCAATCTTGTTTACCACCTCTTGGTAATACACTCTTGCGGCTTCTACTTTAACCTTTATTTTGTCCTCAAGGGCTTTGTCCCTCTCGTACTCAACAAAAGTTACCCGTAGTTCTGGATTGATATGTTCGACCTCATGATAGGTGCGATTTTCATATCCAATCAAATTCTCTGGCGTGTTTACAAGGCAATAGGCAATGGCCGCATGATCTACGTCCCAAAGCCACATATACGCTCTTAACTGCCATTCATACGTCTTGTCTTCACCTTGCGTGTCAAGAACAGGAAACGTATCTAAAGACCAAGATGACTTGATGTCAATGATCTTGTCGCCTGTAAATATGTCGCATTCACCAGTAATCCAGTCATTTGATTTGCGCTCTAAGTTCTTGGTGTAACTGGTAAACAGAACTGCGTTAAGAAGCTCGATTGAACGATCTTCAACTTGGATTCCTTTGTCCATGTACTTTGACGATATAGACCGATCAAAGCCGTAAACAAACTCTTTGGCAAGTTTCTCAACCGCTGTTTTTGCACCGACAGAAAGTTCTTCCTTCTTTCCGTCAGTCATTATTTCTGCGAGTGATGATGCTCTGAATTTAAGCATTTGCTAAAGCCTGTGTGAGTGCTGATTCTTGCTCTGCTGTCAAAGCAAAGGTGTCACGCAGTTGCTCAACCGTATATTCCTTTGCAATGATTTTTTGTACTGCATTGTCAAAACGATTGTTTGTCAATGTTGGTTTTTTAACCTCTGCTGGTGCTTGGTCAGCGTCATTGTCGCCTTCTGTCGGTATAGAAAACGCCATCAACATTGCATACTTGTGAGCAGCCGACATTGCTTTGTTGGTTGCTTTATCGCCGCTATCCATAGCCTCGCCGTAAATAGTAGCAACATGAGTGCTTCCATCAACAGCGCTGACAAGGTGATAGTCCACAGTTACCGTGGTGTAGAATAACGCGCCGCCTGATTTGGTTTGGCGCTCCACTACGTTGCGCTCGATCACTTTCGGCAAAATGCAAAGGTTGTTTTCTGCAAGGTGTTTTGCCACGGCTGCATATACGTCATCAATTCCTCGGAAGCTATAACCTTGCTGCGAGTTCTTTTTATCTTTGGCGATACCTGTTTTGGAAAGCTCTAGGGTGATTTTCGCAATGGCTGCATAAACATGCGGGGCAGCTTGCGATTTAGCTGCATTTGTGTTTGACATATTCCCTCCATTTGTTATCTTGTTGTCATACCATAGTGTTATAAAATAGGGCTGTCAAGCATGAAAATCACGATTCCAGATTATCGCCCACCATCGCTTAATCAGTACATAGGCAAACACTGGTCAATCGGCCACAAAATGAAAAAACAATGCAAGGAATTGGTGCTGGCATATTCGCGCCATATTCCAGCGGCAACTGGCAAGCGGTCTGTGCAAATGCACGTTGTGCTTGGCAAGGGAATGCGCCAACACGATGCAGATAACACGCAAAAGCTGATTCTTGATGCGTTGGTTCATGCGGGGATGCTAGTGGATGATTCGCCTAAGTGGGTTGAGTTCCTGGGCGTGACGTATGAGCGCGGTGTGCATCAAACAATTATTTCGTTAGAGGACTTGACGGGGTAACGCAGGTGTGTATAGTTTTGCTATGCGCATTATTGCGTGGGGGTTGTCTAGGAGGCATCCGAAAGCGGTTACAGGAACCGTTGGCAACCCCCTCACTTTCCTGCCCGAACCTGAGGGATTATGACTAGACCATGGATGCCCATTTATTGGGGCGATTACACAAAAAAGACTCAGCATCTTAGCACGCTAGAACATGGCGCATATTTGCTATTAATTGCTCATTATTGGAACACGGGACAGCCCATTCCAAACAACCCAGACACGCTGCGTAGAATCACTAGAACCACATCAAAACAGTGGAACCAGATTGAAGGCGCTATGTTAGGGTTCTTTCAAATTGACGGTAATTTTTTGATTCATGAGCGCGTAGAATCGGAACTTCAGACCGCGCTAGGAATCTCAACTTTGCAAAGTTCGCGCGCCGAGCAAGGCTGGAAAACCCGTAAAAATCAAAGGGCG